CAAAAAAACCTAGTGTTTTTGACTTGTAAACACACAATATATTGTGATATAAATATCACAGATTTAAGCTCCCTCTTTAGTGCTTAAATTATTAGGTTATAACTATTGAGTCTGTTGGTTTCTTATTTCTTTCTTTCCTTTCACAACTGACAGACTCACACTTTAGAACCATTATAAACTATGGCAAGACAGAAAAAACTTACAGCAAAACTAGCACAAAAAATTTTAGATTATTTCGCAGATGGTTTTACAATTAGAGAAGTCTTTTTAAAAGATGATGTTGATATTACTTGGTCTAATTTCAGAAATTATTTAATTGCAGATGATTCATTGATGTTAAGGTATCAAAAGTCTAAAGAGTTAGCAGTTGATCTTAAATTATCAGAGCTTGAAGATAAAAGAAAAATTTTAGAGGACAAAATTGAAAGAGGAGATTTAGATGGTAAAGCTGGTCAAAACTTGGTTAATCTTTACAAAATAATTACAGCTTCAGCACAATGGAACGCTTCAAAAATTGCATCAAAAAGGTATGGAAAAGCTGCAGAATTGACAATAAAAGGTGATGATAAACAACCTTTAAACATAAGTTGGAGCAAATAAATTGGTAATAAATGTTTATTAAATATTTAATTAATGTTGATTTCTTTGAAGTTGTGGCAAAACAAACACACAAAAAGTTTGTTTATTACACATGATATTGTGGCAAAAATGCAACAAGTTGCATTAAAACAACATAATTTATTATTACTTCCGATAATCATAAATTATCACTAGTAATAATTTATTAGATTTATTGAGAACAAAGTGCGAACATGGGGGTTTTCTAGTTGGGGTTGCCTGATTTTACTTGTGTCGCTAAATAAAAATTAATGTATGGTACACACAAATGGATGATAAATTTCTAAAAACAATAATCTTTATAATGAAAGATAAAACCACAAAAAAACCGATTGTGATTACACATTTTCAAGGTTTTAAAAGTGAAGAAGAAGCTGAAGACTTCTCTGACTTCTTAAAAACACAATTTATTCTGCCTACAGATTATCCTGATGAAAATGTAACAATTCACTAGGGGGGGTTTTTGTTATAATATGAAACAAATTGTTATTCCTTACAAACCAAGAGAAATCCAAAATTTTTTGCACAAAAAATGCGATATGAACCGATTTAATGTGGTCATAGTTCATCGTAGAGGGGGTAAAACAGTTTTCGCTATAAACCATTTAATTAAAGCTGCTTTGACAAACACAAAACCTTATCCAAGATATGCCTTTATTTCGCCATTTAGATTACAAGGAAAATCGACTGCATGGGATTATCTCAAACAATTTTCTGCTGCCATACCAGGAACAAAATTCAATGAGTCTGAACTAAGGGTAGATTTTTCTGTGAACAATAGTCGTATTCAAATTATTGGTGGTGAGAATAGTGCTGCAATCAGAGGTCAGTATTTTGATGGGATAGTTTGCGATGAAACCCAAAACCTTTCGCCAGACCTCTTTGACACCATTTTAAGACCAGCTCTTTCAGATCGTCATGGTTTTGCCATATTTATCGGCACTCCGATGGGCAGAAACTGGTTCTTCGATTTACATGAAAAAGCCAAACACACAGAGGGGTGGTTTACCAAAGTGTTTAAAGCTAGTGATACAAACATCATTGATCAGGAAGAACTGAAAGCTGCGAAAGAAACGATGTCGGCAGAAAGTTATGCTCAAGAGTTTGAGTGTTCATTTCAAGCAGGTATATCAGGATCTTATTTTGGAAAAATTATGGAGGAGTTGGAGCAAAAAGGGAATATCAAAAGTTTTGATATAGATGAGGATTTAGAGGTCGAAACTTGGTGGGATTTAGGAATGAATGATAGTACAGTTATAACATTTGCTCAAAGGCATAATGATGAAATAAGAATTATTGATTGTTATGAAAACTCAGGTGAGGGATTAGAGCATTATCTAAATGTTATTGATGATAAAGGTTATACATATTCAAAGCACATAGCTCCTCATGATATTAGGGTCAGAGAGATTGGCACAAACAAATCAAGGTGGGAAACAGCAAAGGAACTAGGATTAGAGTTTGACATAGCTCCTAAATTAAGTATTGAAGATGGTATTGAACAAGTAAGGAGAATGTTGCCTAATTGTTATTTTCATAAAAACAATTGCAAAAAGCTCATAGAAGCATTAAAATCCTACTGCAAACGATGGGATGAAAAAAATAATTGTTTCAGGAACAAACCCCTGCACAATTGGTCTTCACACTTTTGCGATAGCATACGATATGGAGCTATCGTTGAACCAGTAACTAGAAGCGACTGGAAAAAACCGATAAGTGTAAATACGAATTATATAGTTTAATATGGCAAAAAAAATCATAGAAATCACAGACCCAAAATTACGAAATTTATTATCAAGTCAAATCAATAACGCTTTAGGTTATTTAGGTGGCAATCTTTCTCAAAGTCGTAGAAAATCTTTAGAATATTATTTAGGTGATAAACTAGGCACAGAGATAGATGGTCGTAGCCAAGTAGTTTCAACAGATGTTTCTGATACTGTCGAAAGTATCCTACCAAATTTATTAAGAGTATTTACAGCTAGTGATAATGTGGTGCGTTGCGATCCTGTAACTGCTGAAGATGTACCTCTTGCCGAACAAGCATCTGCTTATTTAAATCATGTTTTTTACAAAGAAAATAATGGCTTTCAATTATTATATAATTTTTTTAAAGACGCATTGATTGAAAAAAATGGTTTTTTAAAAATTTACTTTGATGAGTCAGAAACAATAGAACATGAAACTTATAAAAATTTAACCAAAGCTGAAAAAGATGCACTTGAAGATACTAAAGATGAAATTGAAATAGTTGAGGAAGAAGTATCTGAGGATGAGTCTGCCAAAGAACAATACGAAAAATTAATTGCTCAATACGAATCTCAAGGAGCAGATGTATCTCAAGTTCAAAAACCAGATTTTAGTTTATTTAGTTGTAAAATTAAAAGAACTAAAAAAACAGGTAAAGTAAAAATTGAAAGTGTACCACCAGAAGAATTTTTAATTAGTCGAAATGCAAAAACTATTGATGATGCTGATTTTGTTTCTCACAAAGTATTAATGTCAAGATCAGACTTGGTGGCTATGGGTTATGATGAAGAAGATGTAAACTCAATACCAAAATCTGACGAAGATATTTATAATACTGAGGAAATAGTAAGATCAAGAAATATAGATGAATATAATCTTGATAACCCTACAGATAAATCTACAGAAAAAGTTTTAGTTTACGAATCTTATATAAGATATGATTTTGACGAAGATGGTGTAGCAGAGCTGCGAAAAATTATTTCTGCTGGTGAAAGTGGTTACATGGTTTTAGAAAATATGCCTTGTGATAATATTCCATTTGTAACAATCACTCCTATACCGATGCCGCATAGATTTTATGGAAGATCCATATCTGAATTAGTTGAAGATATACAACTTATGAAATCAACTGTGATGCGTCAGTTATTAGACAATATGTATTTAACTAATAACAACAGAGTTGCAATCATGGATGGAATGGTCAACATGGATGACCTATTAACCACTAGACCTGGTGGTGTGGTTAGAACTAAACAACCACCAAATCAAGTGATGCAACCTTTACAAGCTCAACCAATATCAAACCAAGCATTTCCAATGCTCAATTATTTAGATACAGTCAGGGAAGCAAGAACAGGTATTACAAAGTCTGCACAAGGTTTAGATGCTGACACACTAAATTCAAAAACAGCGACTGGTGTCAATACATTAATGACACAAACACAAATGCGATCAGAATTGATTGCAAGAATTTTTGCTGAAACAGGTGTTAAAGATTTATTTAAAAAAATATTTGAATTGATGATTAAATATCAAGACAAAGAAAAAATTGTAATGTTAAATAATCAATATGTTCCTGTTCGACCTACAGAATGGAGAGATAAATTTAATATTAATATTGTTGTTGGACTTGGTACTGGTTCAAAAGAACAACAAATTTTAATTTTAAATAATATTTTAGAAAGACAATTACAAGCATTTCAATTACAAGGTGGAAAAGAGATGCCAATGGTTACATTAAAAAATATGTATAACACTCTTTCTAAAATAATTGAAAACGCAGGACTAAAAAATGTTGAAAGTTACTTTGTCAACCCTGAGGTAGGTAAACAAATGATGCCTCCACCTGCACCACCACCTCTAACACCTATTGAAAAAATAGAATTTACAAGAATTGATGCTGAGAATAAGAGAAAAATTGCAGATTTAGAATTACAAGCTCAAGAACTGCAACAAAAAACTCAACAAATGGCTTTAGACTTTGAAGCGAAGATAAAAGAAATGGCATTAAAATATAATACTCAGTTAGATACTGCAAAAATTAAAGCTGATGCAGATTTAGACAAGATGATGATGGCTGGAGAAAACAAAATCCTTGAACAAGCCTCAAAATCGACTAATATGTTCAGTCAACAGGTACAAGGATTAAATGGAAACCAAAGACCAGGCAAGGAGATCGGAAGAAGTCAGCCGATCCAACCAAGCCAAACAAATATTGGAGAGTAAAATTTTTATAGAGGCAATTGATTCTCTAAAAAAACTTTATTCTGAAGCACTACTTGAAAAAACTGGTGCTAAAGAAAGTGATACTAGAGAAAAACTTTGGATTGCTTATAATGTTGTTGGAAAAGTTGAACAACATCTTCAAACTGTTATTGAAACAGGTAAATTGGCTCAAAAACAATTAGAAGATTTTAGAAAACAACAACAGAAACAAAATTTTAACCAATCAGGTTAAAATAAGCCAAGTCATAAGACAGCTTAACTATAGGAGGACTAATGTCTGACTCAAACCCATTGTTGTCAAACGCAACAATACAAGGTGCTGCTAAACATATTGAAGGTTTAATGGACACTAAAGGTGTTATCAAAAAACCTCAAGAAGAAGAAGCACAAGTTGAACCGAAAGTAGAAGCGAAAGCTGAAACTGAAGTTGAACAAAAACCTGTAACTCAACAAGAGGAAACTCAAGAAGTTGCAGTTGAACAAGAAGCATCCGAAGATGAAAATGCAATTGAAGAACAAACAACCAATCTACACCAAGTTATTGTAAATGGTGAAAAGATTGATGTTGACCTTGAAGAATTAAAAGCAGGTTATCAAAAAGATGCCGACTATAGACGAAAAACAGAGGAGATAGCGATTGAAAAAAGAGAGCTTAAGTCCGAAGAAGATCGTCTTAAAAACCAGTATTCGACCAAGATGGATGATTTAAATTCACTTGTGGCGACTTTGAATGCTGAAATAAACAATGATTACAATTCCAAAGAACTTGATAGACTTTGGGATGAAGATCCGACTGAAGCTGCTAAAGTTGATCGTAGGATTCAAAAACGAAAACAAACGATACAACAAGCACAGCAAAAATTGAGAGAGCATCAGCAAACTCAATTTCAAGAAATATTAAGAGAAGAACAGAAAAAACTTCACTTAAGACATCCAGAAATTGCTGACCCTATTAAAGGTGCAACAGTTAAGTCAAATATTATGAACTACTTAAGTTCTAAAGGATTCTCAAATGAGGATGTCGCAAGAATTTATGATTCAAGATATTTTGATGTAATCATGGATGGTATGAACTTTCAAAAAACTAAAGCAGCTAAACCTTCTTTAGTTTCTAAAAAAGTAAAACCATCTAATTTTGTTAAGTCAGGCACAAAGTCAACAAAAGA